CTGCGCGGGAATGACGATTCATAAGTTTCCCGAAATTCCAACATAACCGAAACCTGACAGTAACCGTAGCAACTGAACCGTCATTCCCACGAAAGTGGGAATCTAGAAATGGAAAGCAACAGGCATTTATCGGAAATAACTGAAACCGAACAGACCTAGATTCCCGCCTGCGCGGGAATGACGGCTGCAGATGCCCGACGGTCTTTATAGCGGATTAACAAAAATCAGGACAAGGCGACGAAGCCGCAGACAGTACAGATAGTACGGAACCGATTCACTTGTTAAAGAATCGTTCTCTTTGAGCTAAGGCGAGGCAACGCCGTACTGGTTTTTGTTCATCCACTATAACTAGGGAAATTCAAATTAAGTTAGAATTATCCCTATGAGAAAAAGCCGTCTAAGCCGGTATAAACAAAATAAACTCATTGAGCTATTTGTCGAAAGTTCAAATTTCCATTTTAAAACAATTAGTAAAATCGAGTTTATCCTAGTTGTCCAAGACAACCCCTATAATAATATAATTCAAAATATAAAAATGGGTTACATCTAAACATTACGGAATTTTTATTCCCTCGCCTGAATTCTATTGTCAGATTCAAGGAGACCTCATCATGCGAACGACCCCAACCTTCCCTACAAAAACTTTCAAACCGGCTGCCATGGCGTTAGCTGTTGCAACAACACTTTCTGCCTGCTTAGGCGGCGGCGGCGGCACTTCTGCGCCCGACTTCAATGCAGGCGGCACCGGTATCGGCAGCAACAGCAGAGCAACAACAGCGAAATCAGCAGCAGTATCTTACGCCGGTATCAAGAACGAAATGTGCAAAGACAGAAGCATGCTCTGTGCCGGTCGGGATGACGTTGCGGTTACAGACAGGGATGCCAAAATCAATGCCCCCCCCCCGAATCTGCATACCGGAGACTTTACAAACCCAAATGACGCATACAAGAATTTGATCAACCTCAAACCTGCAATTGAAGCAGGCTATACAGGACGCGGGGTAGAGGTAGGTATCGTCGATACAGGCGAATCCGTCGGCAGCATATCCTTTCCCGAACTGTATGGCAGAAAAGAACACGGCTATAACGAAAATTACAAAAACTATACGGCGTATATGCGGAAGGAAGCGCCTGAAGACGGAGGCGGTAAAGACATTAAAGCTTCTTTCGACGATGAGGCCGTTATAGAGACTGAAGCAAAGCCGACGGATATCCGCCACGTAAAAGAAATCGGACACATCGATGTGGTCTCCCATATTATTGGCGGGCGTTCCGTGGACGGCAGACCTGCAGGCGGTATTGCGCCCGATGCGACGCTACACATAATGAATACGCATGATGGAACCAAGAACGAAATAATGTCTGCAGCCATCCGCAATGCATGGGTCAAGCTGGGCGAACGTGGCGTGCGCATCGTCAATAACAGTTTTGGAACAACATCGAGGGCAGGCACTGCCGACCATTTCCAAATAGCCAATTCGGAGGAGCAGTACCGCCAAGCGTTGCTCGCCTATTCCGGCGGTGATAAAACAGACGAGGGTATCCGCCTGATGCAACAGAGCGATTACGGCAACTTGTCCTACCACATCCGTAATAAAAACATGCTTTTCATTTTTTCGGCAAGCAATGACGCACAAGCTCAGCCCAACACACTGACCCTATTGCCATTTTATGAAAAAGATGCTCAAAAAGGCATTATCACAGTCGCAGGCGTAGACCGCAGTGGAGAAAAGTTCAATGGCTCCAACCATTGCGGAATTACTGCCATGTGGTGCCTATCGGCACCCTATGAAGCAAGCGTCCGTTTCACCCGTACAAACCCGATTCAAATTGCCGGAACATCCTTTTCCGCACCCATCGTAACCGGCACGGCGGCTCTGCTGCTGCAGAAATACCCGTGGATGAGCAACGACAACCTGCGTACCACGCTGCTGACAACGGCTCAGGACATCGGTGCAGTCGGCGTGGACAGCAAGTTCGGCTGGGGACTGCTGGATGCGGGTAAGGCCATGAACGGACCCGCGTCCTTTCCGTTCGGCGACTTTACCGCCGATACGAAAGGTACATCCGATATTGCCTACTCCTTCCGTAACGACATTTCAGGCACGGGCGGCCTGATCAAAAAAGGCGGCAGCCAACTGCAACTGCACGGCAACAACACCTATACGGGCAAAACCATTATCGAAGGCGGTTCGCTGGTGTTGTACGGCAACAACAAATCGGATATGCGCGTCGAAACCAAAGGTGCGCTGATTTATAACGGGGCGGCATCCGGCGGTAGCCTGAACAGCGACGGCATTGTCTATCTGGCAGATACCGACCGATCCGGCGCAAACGAAACCGTGCACATCAAAGGCGATCTGCAGCTGGGCGGCGAAGGTACGCTGTACACACGTTTGGGCAAACTGCTGAAAGTGGACGGTACGGCGATGACCGGCGGCAAGCTGTACATGTCGGCACGCGGCAAAGGGGCAGGCTATCTCAACCGTACCGGACAACGTGTTCCCTTCCTGAGTGCCGCCAAAATCGGGCGGGATTATTCTTTCTTCACAAACATCGAAACCGACGGTGGTCTGCTGGCTTCCCTCGACAGCGTCGAAAAAACAGCGGGCAGTGAAGGCGACACGCTGTCCTATTATGTCCGTCGCGGCAATGCGGCACGGACTGCTTCGGCAGCGGCACATTCCGCGCCCGCCGGTCTGAAACACGCCGTAGAACAGGGCGGCAGCAATCTGGAAAACCTGATGGTCGAACTGGATGCCTCCGAATCATCCGCAACACCCGAGACGGTTGAAACTGCGGCCGCCGACCGCACAGATATGCCGGGCATCCGCCCCTACGGCGCAACTTTCCGCGCAGCGGCAGCCGTACAGCATGCGAATGCCGCCGACGGTGTACGCATCTTCAACAGTCTCGCCGCTACCGTCTATGCCGACAGTACCGCCGCCCATGCCGATATGCAGGGACGCCGCCTGAAAGCCGTATCGGACGGGTTGGACCACAACGGCACGGGTCTGCGCGTCATCGCGCAAACCCAACAGGACGGTGGAACGTGGGAACAGGGCGGTGTTGAAGGCAAAATGCGCGGCAGTACCCAAACCGTCGGCATTGCCGCGAAAACCGGCGAAAATACGACAGCAGCCGCCACACTGGGCATGGGACGCAGCACATGGAGCGAAAACAGTGCAAATGCAAAAACCGACAGCATTAGTCTGTTTGCAGGCATACGGCACGATGCGGGCGATATCGGCTATCTCAAAGGCCTGTTCTCCTACGGACGCTACAAAAACAGCATCAGCCGCAGCACCGGTGCGGACGAACATGCGGAAGGCAGCGTCAACGGCACGCTGATGCAGCTGGGCGCACTGGGCGGTGTCAACGTTCCGTTTGCCGCAACGGGAGATTTGACGGTCGAAGGCGGTCTGCGCTACGACCTGCTCAAACAGGATGCATTCGCCGAAAAAGGCAGTGCTTTGGGCTGGAGCGGCAACAGCCTCACTGAAGGCACACTGGTCGGACTCGCGGGTCTGAAGCTGTCGCAACCCTTGAGCGATAAAGCCGTCCTGTTTGCAACGGCGGGCGTGGAACGCGACCTGAACGGACGCGACTACACGGTAACGGGCGGCTTTACCGGCGCGACTGCAGCAACCGGCAAGACGGGGGCACGCAATATGCCGCACACCCGCCTGGTTGCCGGTCTGGGCGCGGATGTCGAATTCGGCAACGGCTGGAACGGCTTGGCACGTTACAGCTACGCCGGTTCCAAACAGTACGGCAACCACAGCGGACGAGTCGGCGTAGGCTACCGGTTCTGACGGACAGGAAGCAGACAGCCGCAAAGATCACGGTCTTTGCGGCTGTTTCTTATGAAAAGAAAACCCTATTCCAATTGCCTGCTTCTATTGTTTCAAGACTTCTTCCAAAGATTCGGCATTAATCAGATGTATAGCGGATTAACAAAAATCAGGACAAGGCGGCGAAGCCGCAGACAGTACAAATAGTACGGAACCGATTCACTCGGTGCTTGAGCACCTTAGAGAATCGTTTCTTTGAGCTAAGTCGAGGCAACGCCGTACTGGTTTTTGTTAATCCGCTATATTCCGCCATCTCTAAGATTTACAGCGATACACGGGTGATTTAAGGAATGCCCGAACCGTCATTCCCGCCACTTTCCGTCATTCCCGCGAAAGCGGGAATCTAGAATCTCGGACTTTCAGATAATCTTTGAATATTGCTGTTGTTCTAAGGTCTAGATTCCCGCCTTATATGATGCGCTCTATCAAAGGGGCGCATTAATTTTCTTAACATTCCCCTTTGACAGCCAAGTGAAAGGGGCTTTTTTATGTCAGCAGTAAATGTAATATTTTCCTGTTCTTATTGGAGAATATTTAAAAAATCAGATTCTTGTGTTTTGTGTTTTTATCAGTTCAGACATGGCGAACCGCATAAACTCATTAATCAAGAGAATTTTTCAAAGCTTTATCAGGCGTTCGATTATATAGATTCGGTTGGTTCGAATTTTCCAGTGATTATCACAACGGATGGTTGTGGTCTTTTTTGTTGATCTTTAAAAGTTTGTCAGGATTTGGCTTTCGGTCGTTGACCGTCGTACGCGCTTTAGCGCGGAAGACGGGAAACGGCTGAAAGCCCCCCCCCTTGACTAACAGGGGGGGAGCGAAATTAAAAACCAATTCCAAGAGTAGTGAACGAATGAGTGAAGTTGAATATTTCTCACACTTTATATCGGACGGAAAAGGGAAGCTTTTAGAAATTCCGCAGCGAAGAGGTAAGCAAGACGGGGTTTTTGTTGATTGGATTTCATTCACATTCCATGAAGATACTTTACTGAAAGTTTCCGGTTGCCCTTTATTTTCTGATGCTGAATACATGTATGTATTAAGCAGAAAGCTGGAAGAAATTCTAGGTTTTGGCATAACGCGCAAATGCAAATCAAGGGGCAACAAATTCTATGAATCCATGTATAGGTTAGGTTCGGATGATGTTGATTATGGAGAGGTGCATTTCGGAGGTCAGCGCAATACTGTTTTAGTTGAGTTGAAAGGTACTGGTTGCAGCGTTGCAAGTCCGGGTTGGGAGTTGAGGCTAAAGCAGTTTCTCGATGATTCGATAAGGACAAGAATAACGCGAATTGACCTAGCACTTGATTTTTTTGATGGAGAGTACACGCCGGATCAGGCGTTGTTAGATCACGATAATGGTTTTTTTGATAACAGCAATCAAAGGCCGAAATCTGAAACGATCGGTACGGCTTGGCGGAATGAGGACGGGAGCGGCAAGACATTTTATGTAGGTCGCAAGAAAAATTCTCGTTTTGTTCGTGTTTATGAGAAAGGCAGGCAGCTTGGAGATAAAGAAAGCAAATGGGTAAGGTTCGAGATCCAGTTTAATTATGGAGATATAGAAATACCCTTGGATATTTTAATAAATCAGGGTTCGTATTTCTGTGGAGCTTTTCCAATTTGTAGAAAATTTAAAAATATGCCGGTTCCCGAAAGGTTTGATCAGAGAAAGAAAACGCTTAATTTAACTTTCGAGCATAAATTGCATTACGCGAAAAACGCGGTTGGAAAACTGGTCAATTTCATGATTGAAATGGGTTTTGATAATAGCGAAATTGTGGAATCTTTAAAGGCAGATTCGGGATTTCCCAAAGGATTAGAACCTGAAAAATATGCTCTGGAAATGTTAAGGGACGGTTTGAAACACGGTTTTATTCATGAACAGCCGGATATTGATTTGGAAATTGAACTTGATGAATTGGGGGTTATTGCTTTTAAAAATTCTGACAAATTCGATAGGGAAAAAAGGCTTTTTAGTCCTGATTATGATGTCGAGAAAGAAAGGAAATATCAGGAATATTTAAGTAAAGTTTATCATCAAAATGTAGATTATGATTATTTTTAAAGGAAATCAAAATGTTTAATCAAACTCAAACTGTAACTTATCCTGCAACTTTTTTGGGAGCCAAAAAATTCAAAGGTGAAATTGATGGCTCTAACATTGACACTTGTTCCGTATTGGTTGCAACACCTTTACCGGCACAGTCGGGTAATGCTGTTGGATTTACGGCAGCACAAATGAAGTTCGGGGATAGTAAGAATTTCTCAAGGTTAGAGAATCTCAAATATCCGTGCGAAGTTATGGTAATGGTTGAAATGACTTCGACAGGTAAAGGCATGGTTCCGTCATTAATTGATTTTCAGGTGGCGGAAAAGCCGAAAGGTTGATTTATGAAATTTGAAGAACGTTTCATAGTTCAAGATTTAGAAACGCATGACTTTATTTATCCCGATCCGTTCGGTGATGTGGGGTTTACTCAAAATATTAAATCAGCAGGTCAATTTGAAAGTTACGAAGATGCGTTGAATTCAGGCATAAATGAAATGGGCGGAGGATTCCAGATATTTCAGTTCTTCGTAAAATCGGAATAAAAGAAAAACAGGCTCGGCGGGCGGTCTGTTAACCTTTCACAAAGCCCGCAACAAAGGAAAAATATCATGAAAATGAACCTTGCAACACTAATTATCGGCTGGGTGGTCTGTATGTTTCTTTTTCTTTTCGCAATCCTCTATTTTATCGGCTAAAAACGAGATTCGGAAAAGACTTCGTCCGGATGAAGCAAGTCAAGAAGTCGTTTTATTTTAAATATCAAAAAAAGGAAAAAAACGATGAACATCGTTAAAAAATATGCTGTAAAAGCATTGTTGGCAGCTGGTATCTTCACACCGGCTATTGTTATGGCAGATGGCTTTGATGCAGCCGCGATTGGTACGCAAGTGGCGAATGTAATCATGGGTTTCGTTGCGATGGTTTCCGCCGTGGGTATGGCGGCCATTACCGTCATTTTGGCAATCCAAGGCTTCAAAATGGCTTGGAGCATGATTAAATCTGTCAAATAACGGCAGTGAAGAAAGAGGGGCGCGTGAATGGGTTATCGTGTCGGCATGAACTGTTTTGATACAAGATTGCAGGCAGACGACTATTTATTGTCGTCTCTTCCTCCTACTGTTACAGAAGAAGGAAAAATCATCAGGCCGGAAAGGGTGGGCGATAAATGGATTTTGAACGGAAAGCCGGTTACGTTGTCTTATCCGGAATGTTCCAATTTTGAGCAGATAAAGCAAGGTTCTTATGTCGGTTCGACGGTTCTAATTCTGTTCGTAGTCATTTTCGGTTTCAGGCTTCTGATTAATTTCTTAAAAGACATGGGCAAGGTTGGTACTGATTGATGATTATTGATTTTTGGTTTCTTCTCGGTTTCTTCTTGGCTTTGTCTGTTGCTTGGCTGTTTTGGTAACGGTTGGTAGAATCGGCTTTTTAGAGTGTTTTAAAAGGTCCGAATTATGTTTATTTCTGAATATCATTTAGTTAAATTTCAAACTGATTCACATATTTATAGAGATTTACCACAAGCGTTAATTTATTATAGGGAATTGATTAGAAAAGGGGTTTTTAAAACTTCGTTTTCATTTGATATTTTTAGGAATTTCTTTCATCGTTATGATAGAGATTTTATAGAAATTCAATTCCCTGATTCTTCTACATTATTAATTAAATTAGATGAAGCAAAATGTTATGTTTCTTATCCTAGGGCGAAATTTTTTAAAGATTATCCTATGCTTTAGTTTTTTTGTACCTAAATTTGCATTGGCATCAGTAAATGTTCCGGGTAAATTTGATAGGGTTGAAGTTTATGATGATGGCAGATATTTAGGTATTCGAGGTTCAGATGACAAAAGAAGAAGAATTTGGAAAGGTGTATTTGATAGAGAATCGGGAAGATATTTAACTTCAGAAGCTCAAGATTTAAAAGTTAGGCATGTATCTACTGGAGCATCAAGTACGGGTAAAGTTAGTTCGGTTGTATCTTCATCAGTTTCCCGCGCCGGAGTCTTGGCAGGAGTCGGCAAACTTGTCCGCCAAGGCGCGAAATTCAGCACAAGGGCAGTCCCTTATGTAGGGACAGCCCTTTTAGCCCACGACGTATACGAAACTTTCAAAGAAGACATACAGGCACGAGGCTACCAATACGACACCGAAACCGACAAATTTGTAAAAGGCTACGAATATAGTAATTGCCTTTGGTACGAAGACGAAAGACGTATTAATAGAACCTATGGCTGCTACGGCGTTGACAGTTCCATTATGCGCCTTATGTCCGATTACAGCAGATTCCCCGAAGTCAAAGAATTGATGGAAAGCCAAATGGAAAGGCTTGCCCGTCCGTATTGGGAAAAGTTAAGGAATCGTCCTGATATGTATTATTTTAAAAACTACAATTTTAAACGTTGTTATTTCGGATTGAACGGCGGAGATTGTTTAGTTGCTAAAGGTGATGATGGTAGAACTTTTATCAGTTTCTCACTTCAAGGAAATTCAAAATACAAAGAAGAAATGGATGCCAAAAAGCTGGAAGAGATTTTATCGTTGAAAGTCGATGCCAATCCCGACAAATACATAAAGGCAACCGGATATCCCGGTTATTCCGAAAAAGTAGAAGTCGCACCCGGAACAAAAGTGAATATGGGACCCGTCACGGACAGGAACGGGAATCCCGTTCAGGTTGTCGCAACATTCGGCAGGGATTCGCAAGGCAACACCACAGTGGATGTTCAAGTAATTCCGCGTCCCGACTTAACCCCCGGAAGCGCGGAAGCGCCGAACGCACAGCCGCTGCCCGAAGTATCGCCCGCTGAAAACCCCGCAAACAACCCGGCCCCCAATGAGAACCCCGGCACGCGTCCCAATCCCGAACCCGACCCCGATTTGAATCCCGATGCAAATCCCGATACGGACGGACAGCCCGGAACAAGCCCCGATTCCCCGGCCGTTCCGGACCGCCCAAACGGCAGGGACGGCAAAGATGGCGGGCTTTTGTGCAAATTCTTCCCCGACATTCTAGCTTGCGACAGGCTGCCCGAGCCCAATCCGGCAGAAGATTTAAATCTGCCGTCTGAAACCGTCAATGTAGAGTTTAAGAAATCCGGAATCTTTCAAGATTCCGCACAGTGTCCCGCCCCCGTTACGTTCACTATAACCGTGCTTGATTCAAGCAAGCAGTTCGCGTTCAGCTTTGAGAACGCATGTACCATAGCCGAACGGCTAAGGTACATGCTTCTCGCCCTTGCTTGGGCGGTTGCCGCCTTTTTTTGTATCCGCACAGTATCCCGTGAAGTCTAGCAGGCGCAGCACCGCCGGGCTTCAGTAACTTGTGCCAAGGCAGGGGGAGGACGTCCAGAAAGATTTGTAAAGACGGCTTTATCGTCTTTATAAATCTTTTTGGATACCCCTTGCCGCCCCGCCAAAAGAACACACTCTGCTGCAAGGGCAGGTGGTAAGGCGCGCGCTTTTTGCGCCGTCCCCCTGCCCCCGCAGCGTCGCAAGTGAGACTGGGGGTGTGGGGGCTAGTCCCCGCAAAATCTTTCAGATTAAGAAACATTTTTTTAATGAGGCAACCGTGCCTTTTAAGAAAGGGATAGCAAATGAAATTGTTGGCCGCATTGATTCCGCTCTTGATGAGCGTCGTAGGCCGTATATTGACTGCATTGGGATTGATGGCCGTGACCTATTCGGGGGTGGATAGATTGGTAGCCCATTTTCAACAGGCGATAACCCATAGCATAACGGGCGCACCTCAAGCAATGTTACAGCTTTTCTATATAAGCGGCGGTGGTACTGTTCTAAACATTCTTTTCGGCGCGATCGCCTTTATTCTGTCATTCAAACAAATGACAAAACTAGCAACCTCAATCGGGAAGAAAAAATAAATGGCAGAGATCTGTTTGATAACCGGCACGCCCGGTTCAGGGAAAACATTAAAAATGGTTTCCATGATGGCAAACGATGAAATGTTTAAGCCGGATGAAAACGGCATACGCCGTAAAGTATTTACGAACATCAAAGGCTTGAAGATACCGCACACCTACATAGAAACGGACGCGAAAAAGCTGCCGAAATCGACAGATGAGCAGCTTTCGGCGCATGATATGTACGAATGGATAAAGAAGCCCGAAAATATCGGGTCTATTGTCATTGTAGATGAAGCTCAAGACGTATGGCCGGCACGCTCGGCAGGTTCAAAAATCCCTGAAAATGTCCAATGGCTGAATACGCACAGACATCAGGGCATTGATATATTTGTTTTGACTCAAGGCTCTAAGCTTCTAGATCAAAATCTTAGAACGCTTGTACGGAAACATTACCACATCGCTTCAAACAAGATGGGTATGCGTACGCTTTTAGAATGGAAAATATGCGCGGACGATCCCGTAAAAATGGCATCAAGCGCATTCTCCAGTATCTATACACTGGATAAAAAAGTTTATGACTTGTACGAATCAGCGGAAGTTCATACCGTAAATAAGGTCAAGCGGTCAAAATGGTTTTATACTCTGCCAGTAATAATATTGCTGATTCCCGTTTTTGTCGGCCTGTCCTATAAAATGTTAAGTAGTTATGGAAAAAAACAGGAAGAACCCGCAGCACAAGAATCGGCGGCAACAGAACATCAGGCAGTATTTCAGGATAAAACAGAAGGCGAGCCGGTAAACAACGGTAACCTTACCGCAGATATGTTTGTTCCGACATTGTCCGAAAAACCCGAAAGCAAGCCGATTTATAACGGTGTAAGGCAGGTAAGAACCTTTGAATATATAGCAGGCTGTGTAGAAGGCGGAAGAACCGGATGCACATGCTATTCGCATCAAGGGACGGCATTGAAAGAAATTACAAAGGAAATGTGCAAGGATTACGCAAGAAACGGATTGCCGTTTAACCCATATAAAGAAGAAAGCCAAGGGCGGGATGTCCAGCAAAGTGAGCAGCACCATTCGGACAGACCGCAAGTTGCCACGTTGGGCGGAAAGCCGTGGCAAAATCTTATGTATGATAATTGGCAGGAGCGCGGAAAACCGTTTGAAGGAATCGGCGGGGGCGTGGTCGGATCGGCAAACTGAAGAAAACGGCAAGAGAGAAAAAAGACCCGTAAACCGTTTGAATATAGACGGCTTACGGGTCTTTGTTTCGCGCAAAGCAAGGGCTAAGGCAGTCAGGCAGCAAATCCCGCAATGTATTAAAACAGACGCGTAGAAATGCCGGCTGCCTTTATCCATCCTCAAAATTGAATATCATCCTAGCCGTATCAAGGCTGTATAAATAAGGAAAATACCAATGAATATAATCGGGCTGGACATCTCAAAGGATACCATAGACGCAACATTGCATAAAACAAACGGAAGTATCCATTACATTAAATTTAAGAATAATGATGATGGATTAAAACAGTTTAGATTGTGGATAAAGGGAAACAGAATCAGAAAAGCCTATATCGGCATGGAGGCAACAGGCATCTATTACGAAAAGGCAGCAGATATGCTTTCTTCCTACTATACCGTTTACGTTATCAATCCCTTAAAAATCAAGGACTACGGGAAAAGCAGGTTTAACCGTACCAAAACCGACAAAGCAGATTCAAACCTGATAGCAGATTACATAAAAAGGCATCAAGATACATTGATACCGTATCAGATACCCAAAAACAAAGCACTGCAAAAAACTGATTAACCTTAAAAATCAATTACAGCAACATCAGAAGCAAATTAAAAACCGTCTTCATAGCACTGAAGAAGACTTCATAAGGAACATACATCAAGACTTGATAGATACCATACAGGACAAGATGGAACAGGTAAAAATAGCCATATCCGAACAAATCAAAAAACAAACGGACAATAACCATTACCGCAATCTTCAAACCATCCCGAGCATAGGCAAAGACACCGCATCAGTTCTTTATGCGCAACTGACAGAAAAACATTTTAAAACCGCAAACCAGTTTGTATCCTATGCCGGATTAAGTCCCGCCATCATACAATCAGGGACAAGCGTAAGAGGTCGGGGCAGATTGAGCCGATACGGAAACAGACGATTAAAAAGTACGCTGTATATGCCCGCCCTTTGTGCTTACCGTTTTAACGCATTTCCGAAATTAATAAATAATCTGAAAAAAGCGGGTAAGCCAAAGATGGTAATCATCGTTGCCATCATGCGCAAACTGGCGAAGCTCGCCTATTACATTGTTAAAACCGGCCAGCCTTACGATGCGGAAAGACACCGATTGAATCAATAAAATTCAACAAAATTAAACGGTTACGCGAATATATTTGTGTAACCGTGCATTTGCATATCGTAAATAAACGTAAATAAAAATAACAATATAAATCAGTATATTGCAACTTTGTTTTTTATTTTGTGTTGACGGGCAACATATCAT